GAATTATTCAGGTATGCGGCAAACTCTCGCTTCACTTCGACGACCGGGCGTTGGTCTTCGTCGGCGCGCATGAGGATGGAAAAGTCGGTAACCGGCTCGATACGGAAATTCCGGCTAATCCATGCGGCGGTCGATTCCGCCTCTTTCGCATAGCGACCGGTCGCGAAAACGATGAAATCGCCGTTAGCGATGTGATTCATGAGAATGGCCGAACCGAAATGCAACGGTGGATCGTCGCTTGCGCCAGCGTGATAGTGCGCGAAGTGTTCGGGTTGATTGGCACCTTCCGGTACGCGAGCCCGGCGCCAGCGATCGTCACTGATACAGCCGTCGATGTTAATCACGACGATACGACCGGACATTTCGCGCTTGATTGGTTGATTCATGAGGATTCCTTGATTGTTACGATTCGCGACGATTTACAGGCGCACGTACATGTACGAGATATGGCCGACGATATGCGCAACAGCCTCGCTGTAGCGATCGGCGTTGTACTTGTCGATCGCAGTAATCGCTGCTTCTCGTAACTCTTCCGACATAAACGATGTGGTGTGCGAGCCTACCGGGATCAGGCGCGGCGGAGACTTGCGATTGCCGTTGGTCGTCGTTGCGTTAAGGGTTGTGATTAGTAGTGAGAACATTATTTATCCTGGTAGTAATGTTAAAATTGATGATCGATATTATTTCGTGCTATGACTAGAATTCTCCCGGCGCCACCTGAAAGCACGTAACGCCTTCGCCGCGCCACATCTTTACGACCTTGTCTCGATCGTCGAAAACGGCGGTCAGGCGTTGACGCTGCGACGGCTGAAGCTGGTTGAGCCATTTGCGCTTAAGCTGCTCGTCGGGCGTGTAGTCGCCGGTTGGGCGCATCCTGAGCATTTGCGCGAGCATATGGCCGTGAATGTTCAGGACACGCGACAGCCATTGAATCGACTTATCCTGAACGCTATCCTCGCGACCCGACCAGATCATGAGTTCGGCGCCGATCGTGTAAAGCTGGTTGAATGTGCGCACGACCGGCATGTTCGGCACGTCCAGGTGGCACGCGTCATAGAACGCGGACCAATCCGGCTTGAAATTGGGGTCTTGCTGATACACCATCCCGTCGATCGTCTTGTACTTGCGCGGGTGATTCGGGTCATGGATCGAGTGCGTATTCGCGGCGTCACCGACGAAAATATACGGCGCCTCGACAAGCGGTCGTCGGTGATCGATCAGGGCCAATGTCCCGTCAAGATCGAAGATGTAAAGCGGTCGGTCATTAGCTTGCACGATGATCCTTTATGATTTCTGATTTGGGGAATTCAGGTCGGTCTCGGTTGGAGCGGCGCTGTTCAACTTCAAAATCCTGATTGCAAATACGGTTACGACCGTCTCCGACGAGCCAAGGGTAGGGCGGGTAAAAATCGACAGCGCCGGGCGCGCGATGCTGAACCGTAAAGGTTCTTACATATCTCGATACCGTCGACAGTTCTCTACGCTCGACGAACTCAAGCCAGCGCCATTCCCCATCGGCAACCCTGACAGGAAACAGGGCGAACGTACGGCGCCACGACTCACGAGCGACCTTGGCTTCTGCAATCGTGAGAGTCTTGATTCTCATAAGGATTCCTTACGTTTTAAATACGTACTCGATATGGCCGAACTCTTCGAGGCGAACCAGGTGCTGTCGAATCTTGGCGCCGTACAGGAAGGGCGAGCACTTCTTGTGAAGCTCGTCGATATCGATCGATTGCCCTTCGGCAAGGTGCTCGCGCATCCATCGCACGATCATGGCCCGCGTCGAGTAAGGGTGAAGCTTGGTAATACCCCTGCTAGTCCAGAATACGCCAATCGCTCCGCGTCGACGGCGGTTACCTTCTATGTTTCGGTCGTGACGGTCACGAATGGCCTGGTCGCGTTCTTTGGCTTTCTTGATCAGGTTTGATCGACGTTCTTCGGCATCCTTCTTTCTGTTCTCTTCACGCATGCGTCGAATTTCTTCGAGCGCTTCGAGCTTGCGCGCCTTTTGCTCGTCGATCATGATCAACCCCAATAGATTACATTGGGTCGAATTGTAAACTAATCCGGCGTAACGTGTAAAGCGACACTTGTCGAGTTACGTTGGTGTTTCTCGCTGCACGATCGAGACGATTTCGATCCAGTCATTATTCGTCAGTTCGTAAACATGCTGCTCGGCGCCGAAGACCCAAACATTTGCCATATGCGCGCGAATTTTCTTGACGATCGCCAGCCGATCACCATGGCGATTCGCGTCGACAGGGTTCGAGAACGGTGTTTCGTCCGGGTCGTTGTCCGCGTGATAGCGGATCGTGGCGATAATTTTCACGAGAACACTCCAAACGCACACAGGATCAGCAGTACGCCCATGATGGGATGATCGCACGAGACGAGCACGCAACCGCCGATGAAAACGATAACCGACATAGGTTAAATTCCCTCGAAAAATTCCTGCATAGAAATCAGGATCAGCACAAGGCCGATCAGTACGTTATGGCCGATGATCAGTAGTACGCCGCCAACCAGCAACAGGCAATCGAACACAGACGGCGGTCGGTAGCGTCGACGCATATCAGATAAACCCGCCCGCGTAGCACAGTAGAACGATACCGACGAACACGGGCGCGGCCGTGAACCTGCTTACGAGCAACACGCCAGCGGTAAAGGCGAGAACGTGAAGGAAGTCCATTCAGAAACCGACCTTCTCACCGTAAGGCGTGCTAACCAGTTCGCCATACGGGATTTCAGCGACGTTGCCATTGGGCCATGCAATCTCGATCATGTTCTGTGGCCCATTCGACCAGCAACCGCGCATGAAATGGTTGGGGTTTCCGTCGACAAACACCGCTTCGCGACCGCGCCCGTTGCACGCGAAATCGGTCAGGGTCATGCGCTGGCGATGCCCTTCGACCGACTGCTCATAATCGGCGAGAACGTGCGGCTCGAACACCGGCGCGGGCTGGCATGCGTAGGGTCCGCAAACGGTATGGGCCTGTGTCGGGCGCGCGACGACCATTACAGCCGCGAACAACATAACGATTACTAGCACTTCTGAGAGGGTGAACTTTTTCATGATCTATTCCTTTCTGTGTTGGGTCGATTCTATTGACGAAGCTTATCGACAATCGTCGAGAAAGTAACTAGAGGATTTACTCTAGCCGCGCAGCTAAACGACAGGTGATGAATCAGGTACGGCAACAGCTTGAATAGCACCAGGTACCAGCAGCCGAACGAGAACGCAAACACAGCACAAATAAATGCGATGCCAGCGGTAATGTTTGCCGTTTCCGGGTTTACCTTGAGAAATTTTAGCGACACTTTCATTCCTTGAATAGCGGCCCGAAGAGGGTTCTGTTCTACACTTCGGGCCGTGCTGGGTTGATCAAGAATCGTCAGTACAGACTATGGCCGATACCAGCGAAGATTCTTCGCAGCCCGTGTAGCCTTTGTGTAGCCCAACTTGGCGTAATCACCCATGCGCTCTTCGATCACGAGTACGCGATCCCACTCAGAACCTTGGGCCTTGTGTGCCGTGCAGCAATACCCGAACTGGAATCCACCGGGCGCCTTGAGCGCTTCCTTGGCAACCGCGTCGTCCGCGTCGAACGATAGGGGGTTGAACTTTACCGTACGCTCACGGCCGTCGGTGAGCGAGCGCAGTGTAAGCATTAGCATTTGCGGCGCGTCGCCCTCGGCGCACTCTTCCGTGTCGGGCTCACGATACCCCAGCACGATCCCCTGCTCACCATTCATGAAATTCTTGCCATGCTGATTAAACCAGCACATTACCTTTTCTCCCACTTGCGGCGTGGGGCCGTCAAATCCAAGCGCCTTCCTGATGTCGGTGTTGATGCCGACGCGAGTCGAATTGTACGAACACAGGATTTGGGCGTTCTCGTCGACGTGCGCCAGAAGATCGGCGATTGGCGGCATACCGGCGCGCACCTGGACGTCGTCATACTCGCGACACGGCAACTGTTTGCCTTCGCTCAGAAACATCGCAGCCCGGATAATGTTCGACAATGGCTTGGGCTGGCCGTTTTCATCTACCTGGCGCATGGTCTCGGTCAGGGTGTAATCGGCATCCTGATGCGTCACGCACGGCGTACCCTTGACCGGCGGTACCTGCTTCAGGTCACCCAGTTGCAGGATGGGAATACCGCGACGCCTGACAGTACCAAAGTCGTATGCGGTGATCATCGAAATCTCATCACACACCACGAGCGACGGATTCTCGTCGTGCTTCACCTTCTCCATAAATTGCGGGTCGCCCTCTTCGTCTTCACCCAGCACGCGATAAACGAACTGGTGAAGCGTACCGGCGCCCGCACATCCTTTCTGACGCAGCCGCGACGCAGCCTTACCCGTCGGCGCAATGAACTTGACGCGGTACAGCATCGACTCGCCACCCATGCACTCGATCGCAGCAGCCTTCGCGACCGACGTCTTGCCCGTGCCCGCGTCGCCGTTCAGGAAGAAACACTGCTTCGTCGTGCGCCCCAATACGTAATCGCTATACCACTTCTTTATCAGGCGGATTGCTTCTAGCTGGCCTTCGTTGAACGAAAAGGTCTTGCCGGGCACGTCGCTCATATTTGACATTTCTAAGCCTTTCTTTTGGTGTTCACCGCAACAAGCGGACCCGGCGCACACCGGGCATATGGATAGTAGTCGAGAACCGTCGAGATTTCAACCGGTAAAAGTTGGGGAATTTTTCACAACTATGTATTGCTTACCGAAAAGCGGTAGCGTAAGATCGCCACTTGTCGACGAAAGACTAGAAAGGGACCAGAAATTGAACTTGCGTGAACAGGTAGCCATGGCCGAAGAGTTTCTTCGAGAACTCGGTAGGGGCATACCCGAAGAAGAGCGGGTGATGGTTGGTTATGCCAGGGAAGCAACGGTACAGGTCGACGCGGACGGCAAGAAACTGAATGCCGGATGGTGGCCGGTCGCGTGGTCAGACGGCAAGTACATCAATGGGAACGACAACTGCTATGCGTGCATTTCATCGTCCATCAAAACACCCAACCCGCGCACCGGACAAATGCGCTACTGGCGCGGCGAACAGTCTTTCGGCCATGGGCTTGCACTCATGGTTGACGATGTCGGCACAGGCACTGGGTCCAAAGGCGGACTCGGACTTGACGATATTCGACGAGTACTTGAGCCTACTGCCATCGTTGAGACTTCCCCCAACAACTATCAATGCTGGTACTTCCTGGATGAGCCTTGCGCCGACATGGTTCAGTTTAAAGCGTTCCTTACCGGATTCGTCGCGGGAGTACTTGTCAAAAAGGGCGGAGACACCACGATTCGAGACGTCTCGCGCTATGGCCGGATGCCCGTGGGGATCAATAACAAACGTAAGCCTGATGGAACCCTTAAGTATCCCTTATCAAATGACACCGGAGCAGCGGGAGAAAATCCGTATCGAGCTCGACTGGTTTGTGCAGACTATGCGAGACGGTATGGAATTGCTCATATCGCAGCACGCTTTGGATTTTCAGTGGTCAAGCCCGTCGCAAAGGTCCGAAGCGAATCTGAACTCGCCAACGCCGATATCGACGACTGGTTCAATCACTATTGGCTGAAGCTGGCCGTCAAAATCCTTGACGACATGCAAATGGGTGAGGGCTCGAACGGAGCCGTCGTCCAGAACATGAGCGGCAAGTACCGCATTCAATGCCCGTGGGGAGACGAGCACTCTAACGGCGATACCGGAGGCGCCTACTTCCGCGATCGCATTCCCGGCGCCGAATACGACTACGTGTTCGGTTGCGCGCATGACACCTGTCGCAAGACCAACAAACGCACCTGGTCGACATTTGTCGATTACATCGTGATACGTTACATCACCGACCTGCTGGAAATCCGCAACCGCCAGCAACAGGACTTTGCATTATCTGAATATTCGGAGATTGTCAAATGATTGATAAAGAAAGGATTATGGACGCCAGGTCGATCGAATGGTATGTCGTGCGGAAGTCACGGAATGACGGCGAAACGGGAAAGGTGATTGACTGCGTCAAGGCGTCTTCGATCGACGTCGCGTTCGAATATGCAATGGGTCGTTGGGCGAACTGCGTCGAGCGCTCACATGATGCCTCCGCAAACAATCCGCAAGCGTGGTGTCTGTCGGTGTGGCCGATGAAACCGGCGCGCGAAGTGTCGTTCAAGATCGTGCAGCCGACCAAAGAGGAAGTCGCAAAGTTCGCGGCCGGGCTCGAAGCGCCGCAGTATGTGAGTTATTCGTTTGACGCGAGGATTTGAGGGGATGGGTCTCCCGGCAAAATGGACCTTCGAAAGGTGCAAGTCAGAAGCGGCGAAGTATCGGACGCGGTACGAATTTCAGAAGGGGTCAGGTGGTACATACCAAGCCGCTTTTCGAAATAGGTGGATTGATGAAATCTGCGCTCATATGGAAAAGGTCCGTACGGCGTGGACCTTCGAAAGGTGCAAGTCAGAAGCTAAGGGGTATCGGACGCGGTACGAATTTCAGAAGGGGTCAAGTGGTATATACCAAGCCGCGCGGAATAATGGTTGGCTTGACGAGATATGCGCTCATATGGAAAAGGTCCGTACGACATGGACATTAGAAACGTGCAGGTTGGAAGCTAAGGGGTGTAGGACTCGGAACGAATTTAAGAAGGGGTCAATGAGTGCGTACGACGCTGCGTGGAGAAATAGGTGGCTTGACGAGATATGCGTCCATATGGAGCGCGGTACGGGAGGGTTCAATCCAGACATTCCAGGGTTCCTGTACTCTCGTGAATTCCTGAGTGAAGGTGGGATTATTCGTCCTGGAAATTTCAAGATTGGAATTACTAACTTCGAACCGGCAAATAGAGCCTCTCAATTCGGTGCGATCGAAGGATTATCTATGCCGCTTCGATCGCTTGTTCATTTCGAAGATGGTCGACTATGCGCCGACGTGGAGCGGAGAATCAAGCGTTTATATAAATCCGACCGTTACGAAATCGACTTCGATGGGCCGCATCTTATCGACAGCGGAATGACTGAAGTTTTCACCCGTAACGTGTTTTTGGGGTGGCTCGAATCTCCGAATAGTAAATCGGTAATAAGTACTTCCGGCGTCACCGTTGTAATGAACGAGGGTAAGTACTTAACGGGAAGTGATATAGGAATCGAAGAAATTCACGGTCGAGATTTGCTTCGTGAAATCTCTAAGACATTCGAGAACGGTCGACAAACATTGAAAATGACAGGATTACTGTCTGAAAGAATCGGAGCGTAGTCGATATGGCACGAAAAATTACCAAACCTAGCGAAGTCGAAGAGGACAACCAGACGATCGACATGTTCGAACTGGAAGCGCAGGGCTATGCAGAGCAGGCCGAAGAGGTGGCGACCGAACAGAAGGCCGCGCGCGTCGTTGCATACCGGGAAAAAGAGCAACGGGTCGAGGAAGCCGTCAAGATTGAATCACTGGTGGAGCGCGGCAAGGAAATCGCCGATGTTATCCAGTTCGCGGACATCAAAAAGGTTCGCATGGGCGACATGTTTATCGCCATGCCGGAACCGACCGATACGAACAAGCGCATCGTGCTCGACTACCTGTTCAAGGGTACCGGCCAGCGCCCGCACTTCGACGAGTTTCGCGGCCGGATCGTCGATCACAAGGGTGTCATCATGGATGATTTTTATGATGGTACCGACTATCTGGACGCTTACAATGCTGTAGGGTTGCGTAAGCTGGAACTCGACAAGGTCATCAAGGCCGTGCGCCAGTACGCGCTGCGGAATCGCCAGAATGACCTGAAGGTCAGGCTTGAGAAGCTGATCCCGGAATGGGATGGGGTTGATCGCATGCAGACGGCCCTGATCGATATGTTCGACAGCCAGACAACGCCGCTCAACAAGGAGTTCGGCTTCTACTTCTGGCTGTCTCTTTATTGTCGCTGCATGTTTCCCGGCGAAGAAGCGCCGATCGTCCTGACGCTGATCGGTTCGCAAGGGTGCGGTAAATCCTACTTCGGAAAGCTGTTGACGCGCATCGTGACGGGCGATCCTGAGTCGGATAGCGTTCAGCTTAATCTCGACGGCAACAAGGTCGATTTCCTTCGTGAAATCACGGGTCAGTCGGTGATAGCCTCGGTCGGCGAAATGAGCGGCTTCTCAAAATCCGACCTGAATCGCATGAAAGACACCATCACACGTACGCATGACAAGTTCTCGTACAAGTTCGAGGGCGTCATTCATCAACCGCGCCAGTGGATTACGATCATGGATGCGAACAAGTACGAGGGTCTGTTACGGGACGACACCGGCAATCGTCGCTTTTACCCGATGTTCTGTGGCCAGTTGCCCGACGTCGCCGGTAAGCAGCAATGGAAGCAGGATTTCAAGGCCGACTTTTCCCTTGTGCGCGAAAACCTCTGGCAGATCATGGCAGAAGCCCGCGCATGGATCGAGTCGAACGGCATCGACGAGTACCGCGACATGGTTCGACGGGTGTCGAAGAGGGTATTTGACTTCAGCATCACGGAAATGTCTCAGGATAGAGGCACGATCAACGACGATGTGTTTGACATCTACCTGGTTGAAATGCTGAAGCAGTTTCCCGGCAAGTTCGTATGGATTCGTAAGGTAGGCGGTCACCGCTGTATTGGGGTCAAGACCAGCGAGTTCAAGATGTTTTTTCAGGATACGCTTAAACACGTCAAACCGTTCTGGAAACACCTTCGGCCAAAGATGCTCGCGCTTGGCGCGAAAGAGCACCTGTTCACGGGCGGCTATGCCGGGTATCTGTTTAGCCAGTTTACGGACGTCAAGTCGTTCGATGAAGAAGTAGGGAATATGAAAGATTTCGAGGGGGACGGTCATGTCGACTCCGCGACCGGTACGCCCCGGAAAGCCAAGGTTACGGGATTCTAGTCTATGTGCGGCGTGTATGTGGTCAGGTCGCCTTCGGGCGGCTTTTCCATTGGAAGCACTGCGCGAACCTTCCACTGTCGCTTCTATGGGTATAGGAACGCCCTGTCTGCTGCCCGGCGTCGGAAGGTCACACCTGAGAGCCGCGAAGCCATGGCAAAGGCGTGACGTCGAGTGAATAGCTAAGGAAATACTTGAGGATGTCCGCGCAGGTTGTTGAATATACTGGACATTGCCGCGAATAGTTGTGACTTTGATAGTTGGCAAGTTAGTTGGAGTGGAAGTTAAAAATACCGCCCAAAGCATATGGGTGTGTAATGTATATATATATATATATAGATCATACAATTATATATATATACAACTATCAACCGCAATCCGTTTGCTGGCTTGGACTTTCGAAAGTTGAACGGATAGTTGAGAGAGTCAAGAGTGCTGGATATCCCAACTAGACCGTAAAGTGACAAGCGACACTTGTCATATTCTTTCAATACGCCTGCACACTGAAAGATCGATAGAATTCATTATGTCAACTGTGTAAGGAACGTAATTTGCTATCAAATCAAACACTTGCGGCAAACTGAAAGGCTATATTGTTTTGCAGTAATGCAATCGTCAGTTTTCTACCGCTGCATAGCCGTATCGAACTTTTTAGCTTGACAAGCGCCCAATGTCGGTATAATCGAATCCTATCGAATCTCGACGATCCTCGCGGCCATGACCGAACGCCCAAAGACGCCCAAGCAGCCCGGAAAGAACGCCAGTACGAGCGCAGCGGCTAAACGCATCACGCCAGCCAAGCCCAAGGCACCGAACCGCATAAAGCCGGTCAATCCCGCACTGGATACGCACGAAGAGCGTTTGAAGGTCGCGGCTAAGTCTGCAGCCCGGACAAAGCGTGAATCCCGCATGCCCGACAAGAAGCCGGATAACTGGGAAGTCCACGACACGCGCTCGCCGGGAGAATTCGAAGCTGCGGTCAAGGCGCTTAACGATTCGACTCGCGGCGATGTCGCCAAAAACCTCGACGAATGGATGGACGAGAACCGCGAGCGCGATATCGTCACGAGTGAGGTGCAGCCCGCCAGAGCCTTTCGCGATCAGGGGTTTGCCAACGACAATATCGGACTGATCAGCGACTACGCCGACTACCGCGTGATGGGTTGGAATCCAGAGCGGGCATTCATCCGCGTCTTTGGCACCGACTACGGCGACATGCACCTGTTCGCGCGCATCGAAGCGCTTGAGCACAACATCGTCTATCGCCAGGTGTTCGCCAAGCGCTTCGGCGCCACGCCGCTTTCGCGCATGTTTTCGGTCAAGCACGCCATTTGGCATTGGTTGTCGCTGCTCAACAATCCGTTTGTGCGCGAGACCGTTCGCGCCAAGGCTATCGATTCGCTTCAGGTGATCTACGGAATTACGGTCGTCGACGAGGCGGGAACGACGAAGGCAACGAAGTCGCTCGACGATTTCTATCGCGACGAACTGGACCGCGATCCGGGTTCGAGCGAGGGCAATCCGCAAGCTTTCAAACACCCTTCGCCTGGTTCGCCAGAAGCGATCGCGTTCGAGGCGAAAATGAGAGGCGAAACACCTTCTGAAAATGCCAGCTAAATCGCGTTAGCACGGCATCCTTTCCGTTCGTGATGTTCTACTAAGGATAGGGTAGCCAAAATTCCCAACGGCCCGTCTAAAGGGCTCTAATCAATTGTAAGGAAAATGATATGTCCGACGTCCAATCAACCGAAGCCGATGTAACCGAGTCGCAAGCAGTCCAGGCAGCATTGACCGCTGCAAACGAAGCTCAAGCTGCAGTTGCGTCGATCGCAACGCCGGGTAACGATCCGCTTGAAGTGAAGCCTATCGGCGCTACAGAACCTGTGACCGCTGTCGAGCCGCAAGTGATCGGCGCAACCATCACGTCAACCGAACCGGCGCAAGGCGTGATCAACGTCGAAGTCGAGCACACGGGCGAATCGTTTGGCGAACAGCATGTCGAATTGAAGGTTCCGGTCGTCGACCACGCAATCGTGGGCGAAGGCGTGAAGACCGAACCTGAAGGCGAGTTGCGCACGACCAAAAGCCCGTCGGTAATGGACGAGGCGAAGGCAGAAATCAAGGCCAAGGCGAACTCGGGCGCGGCACTCACCGAACAGCGTCAAGCGTTCAAGGTGGGCGGTTCGCAAGCCGGTAACGCGATGGACACGATGCATGGTAGCGTGAACTCGACCTGGCCGACGAAGCCCCGATAACCGTCGACTTTATGCGCATAAACTTTGCGCGAGTCTGAAAGCACAAAAGCCCGTCGCGTCATAAGCGCTTCGGGCCTTTCTCTTTGTGCCGTCGGATTCACACGCTCGAACGCAGCGCTCTTTGCGCGTCGCCTGATCGGTACTGGAAACCCGCGACGCGCCGTGATCTTTAATCCGCAATGATCGCGACGAAGTTTTTCGCCTGCTCGTGATAATACATTTGAGTCATATGGTTCAGCGCCTTGTCGCGCGCAGCTTTCTTACATTCGTCCGCAGCAACCCAAGCCAGAACGTCGGCACGGCCCTGATTGAACTCGCGCCCAACCGAAGTGAACACGAAAGCGTCATACGCCTCTACCGCTTTATCTGCAACGAGGTATTGGGCTTGTGACATGATTTCTATTCCTTTCTATCCGGTCGCGGCTCCGTGCTGCAACCCATGACCGAATCATATCGACGTTTCTCGACGTCGCAAACAGAAAAATTAGAGCGATCCCTCTAAAAGCAAATCGCCCGCGCCAGTAGATTAACGGTCTACGTCCAGCGCGGGCGATTCTTCTATCGGCGTCAGATTGTCGTCGGCGGTCAACCGTCGTGCGTGACGATCGAACCGCGATCACCTAGCCATAATCAAGTTGACCCGGCCGGGTATTGCGACGCGTCGACTTTTGTCGATCGATCAGCGGTTGGCGCCAAGCCATTCCCACGCACGGGAGCGACACAAGCGCGAAAAGGATTCGAAGAATATGCATGTCGATGATTCTAACTGGCCCGATTAAAAAGCGCCACGTACGAAGACAGCTTAAGGGCAAACGCGCTCTCGCGGTCGACGCAAGGCTTATGGTCGTTCACCGCTTCAAGTTCCCAATCGAACACGGTCATCCGGCGACCCTTGTTCGTATACATTTGGTATCTTCGGCCCGCCTCTGATGTGTAGTCTCCCATACTCGGATGGTGGATCGTAAGCCACAAATTAAACTGCCTTTCAGACCAGGTCGCCGGGTCATCCGTAGAAGGCTCCATGAGTTCGGCGATGTCCTTCTCGTCGACGTACCGCGTGAGCGCGTCGCCATTGCGCATCGTGACGACGATCGACAGCGTCAGAGGAAACCCCTCGACCTTGGCGACGTCGACCGGATTGACGTGCGCGTATCCGCTTACGTGGACGAGGCTCATTCAAGCCAATCCATCATGATGCCCAGCAGCTTAGAACGGGAGATTCTATTTCCGTTAAGACTGAAAAACAGTCGCCGGCCGACGTACTGCCCGTTTCGGTAGACGGTACCCGACAGGTAGCACTCGACTACCTCGCGGCTAAACCCTAGCCTGTGGTTGCGCTTCAGCGTGATACGCGCACGACCATTTAACTTTGCCCGCTCAACCAGCGCAGCGATACGTTCGGCCGCATTCATTTTCTTTCGTGCCATGATGCTTACCTCAAAGTTTATGCGCATAAAGTCGCGCGGTTTTACATGCGAATGAAAGACTTAAGCCAAGCGGTGATCGCGTCGACCGTCTCTTTTGGTACGGTGAAACGACCGCCGTAAATCCATGCTCGCTCGACGGGTCGCGGTCGTTTCTTCAGGTGGCGTATTTTCACCCGAACACGATCTTGCCGTACACGCCAGCCTGGACGATCAGGTCCATGTCTTCGATATCGACGTGCGATAGGTCGTTTGTCGCGACGAACTTCGCGATGTTGCCGATCGCGTCGACGTTCACTTCGCACGAGCCCGACAGAATGCGATTGATACCGCATGCGACAGTCGCCAGGTCGACGCGGTGCGTTTGCGGACCTTCAGCACTCAATGGCTCTTGTTCGGTGAGCACGAAGAGCAACGGCAATTGGTGCGGCTCCGGCGCCTCGTCGACCGCCCAATATCCGACGCCGCTGTCGATCAGTTCGAGAATACCGCCGATCATTTCCAAGTCCCATACGCGATCGAACGGGAGCATGCGGAAGGTCATTTGCTTGAACGGCTCGATAATCAGGGTTTTCATGTTCTATTCCTTTCTGTTAAGCGAAGAGTTTATACGCATAAACCCGACTCGCGCCGGGCTCGCTTGATTTTACAGCTTGAACGGAAGGTGATACGTCGCGAAGCCGTCGGCGTCAATCTCGCGCAAGCCCTCGACGACTTCAATCGCTGCGAACGACAGGTACGAATCGAAGTGGTAATCGTGCTCGATCAT